CATCCGCTACTGCGGATTAGGGATTAGCGGCGACGAGCGCCCTTTCGCTTGGCGCCGCCCTTTGCGCGGGTGCGACCCTTCGGGCCTCGGCCTTTCTTGCCGCCCTTCTTGCCGCCACGACCCTTCTTGCCTTTGCGACCACCTTTGGTCTTGCCACCACCGCCGCCTGCGCCGCTGACAACGACATCATCGGTGCTGAGACCAGCGATGTCAAACAGTTTGATACCCATGTTGATTGCCTGATTCTTTCTGCCACATCTTGTGGCGAGCAACACAATACGACACAAGCCTCATTAAGGCAATCATCAACTAATGCGTCAATGGTTAGTCTTCGTCGTCGTATGTCTCTCCAGGCTTCGGAAGCGTCTTGCGAACCTTCTTTGACAAATAGAACAGGCGAGTCGGAATACAGTAGACATTCCGTTCCTTTCCGTGACCGAAAAACTCCTTCATCTGGTCGTGCTGCTTCGGATGCGCATAGACGAGCAGATTCTCTGGATTCGCAACACGAACGGATTTCAGAGTCCACTTGCGATGTTCAGCCGCTTCCGCTTCCGTAATCTTAATGTCGGTTCGCTGTGAGCCGACAAGGTTCTGCGTTTGAATAGCCGCCCACGGAAGCCGCTTAGGGTAGGTCTTTGACGCTATCTCAACGAATTCATCTTCTTCACGAATCTGAAGGTCGGGCATCACTCGCACGCCAACTTCTTGCAAGTATCGCCCAATCCAGCGTGAACGATACAACTGCCAAAGCGATGCCGTTCTTGGCATGTCATTCGGCGTGAAGTTCGGTGTGATGGCGTACTTGATTTTTGAATGGATGACCTTGCTCATGTGGCTGACAGGGTTATCCCACCACGGGTCAATGTATTCATCCCAAGTGTAGAACGAAATCATTATCTTGCTCAGGTCTTTCATCCCCGAAGTGCTGTCAATACCCCAGTTGTAAAGCCAATAGCCTTCCCATCCAATGTCTCTGGTGGCGCTACCAGCCCAAGTGTGTAATGGTTGCGGAAGTTCTTCAATCAACATGTCTTCACGGAGATACGGTATTTCCCAGAAAGTTGCCCCTGGAAAGATAAGGTCATCTTTCAGTGTGTAAACGCCACTCAAGTCATCGGGCTTGTTCTCAACATCCGATTCATCTTCTTCCTTGCCGCCTAACTCTGCGCCGAAACCGTCATCCCTTTCGCTGTCGGCAAACGACTGCGACACCCCGATAAGCGGGTCGTTCTGCGCAAGCGTTTCTTCTCCAGCGGTATTGGATGCCCAGATTACTTGTTCAACCTCTGCTGCGGTTGCGTTCATGATGGTTTCCATGTCTTGTTCCGAATAGCCCGTACCGCTGGAACTTCCCAAGTCTTTCAACAACTCTGCCAGAATGGTTGTGTCATAATCCGCTAGGTCGTTGGTTCGGTTGTCAGCCAGCACGATTCGCTTCGCCCCGTCATCATCAACATCCACGAACACAACCGCAATCTGAGTCCACCCCAACTTCTTTGCCGCCTGCCAAGTGTGATTGCCCGCCAGAATCTTTTTGCTGGATTTCTGTACGACAATCGGGCGGTACTGCTTATTCACTTGAAGCGAGTCGGCAATGGCAGCGATGTTGCCTTTGCGTGGATTCTTGTCGTAACCCTTCAGTGTGTCAATGTCAACAATCTCGGTTTTAGTTCCAAGAATCTGGTTCGTCGTCATGGTTGTCTCCTAGGATGATTTGTCTTGCTTGATTTCTTTCTATCTCGGTCATCCCGCCAGCGATGCCCTTGAGTAGATTCGTTTGAATCGCCCAAATCCTACAATGTTCTAGGACTGGACACTGTGAACATAGTTCTTTGCACACCCTGACGGTGCGAACACGCTCGCAGCAATCGGCGTGAACAAGGCATTTATTTGAACAGCGATGGCGAAAGAACTGGGGCGTCTTGTCGTGGCAAAGCGCAAGTTTACGCCACTCCCTTCGCAAGTATTTGTCTTCCGTAGAGGGCAATGGCGGTAGCGTCGTAGATGTCTTGATTTCCTTCTGCTGCTGTGTAGAGAGCATTCCATCGCAGTCGTAAAAATTCTGCGACTTGGGATTTGTCAGCGTTTCCTTTGCCCACCACCGCTTTTTTCCAACTTGAGACATTGACCGTGTATGACGAACATTCCCTCTCATGTATCGCACCTTGAACAGCGCCAGAAGTGAAGCACTGAACAATAGTGGAACGGAAACCGCCACGACCAAGAACGGGGAGTTCGTAGAAGCAGTGAACTATTCCGTCTTTCCATGTCTTCCTCGCCTTGTCAATAGTAGCCAGCGTCAAGAGCCTAGCCTGACAACACGATTCGGGGCCGCTTTTGCCTAGTTTCTTGGCGGCTACCACTTCCCAAGTCTCATTCGGATAGAAGATGACGAATGCTATGTGAGTGGCAGAAGGGTCAATGCCAATGACGATGTTGTTATCACCCATGCGTCATAGAATAGTCCAACTGCGCCCAAGTAACACGGCGACTACCAAGTTCAATACACTTTGCCGCCAACTCGGTAAACGAACGAAGTTCACCCGTTCGGAGTCGGTAGTACTTGCTGTTCTTCAGGATTGCACCGTCAGACTCTGCACGCTGGATAAGAATGGTCAATTCCATAGCACGAGCATAAACGGCGTTGGCGTATTCCATCATCGTCATTTCGCCTTTGTCTATCGGCGGAGACTGCCTGCCAAGTAGAACGGCAGTGTATTCGTCAATCTCTGTACGGATGTCGCCTATCGGCGGTACACCACTATTTACCTTGACTATCCGAAGTGATGTCTGCTGGGTCGTTGACCCTGTGACAAATGTGCGAGTACGGACACGCATTGAAGGTTGTGCCTGTTTGTGCTTCACACTCTTCTAACCTTTCTGGCAACACGCCGTTCTTGATTGAATCGTTTAGTTCTGAAAGTATCTCGTGGATTTCATCAATGATTTTCGGGTCACGATGGATGGCTATTTCATGCCACTGCTGGTTTGACTTGTCCTCGTAGACAATCACCGCTTCCTGTAATCCACTAGCCAGAAGGTATGCGTGTACCTGTTTGATGTGCGCAGGCATCGCACCTCTGGCTTGCACCATCTTGTATTGGCTTGTGCCTTTCAACTCAAACATCCAACCTTCGTCTTGGTTCAAACCGTCAATGGAACCTTCCAGCATGAGTTCTGGAACATGGATGCCAACTTCAATGTCGGTGAGTATGCCTGCTTCCAGCAACATAATCTGCCACCGCAAGTGTCTGAAGTGACCGTCATTGAAAAGATTCTGAAGCACAGGGTCGTACTTGGCGAGCGCAGGCGCATCGTGGTAGCCGTACACTTGCGCTCTTGGGCATTGGTACAACTGCGACGGATGAAAAGCGCCAGCACGAGACTTCGCAATGGTCGGCTTCAGAATAGACATGATTCTCTGCGCCGTTTCATCGCTTGTAATCTTGATGCCGCTTGGATGCTTGACGAGCCACGGTGTCAATCGTGGCGTGATGCGAGAGTTCATCTTCGCAAACCGAACTGCTTGTTTGAGTTTCATTTCTTTCCCTTCGTGATGGTCATTGTAACCGTAATGTCGTACTCTTTGAAGTACACAACGAACACAGGTTCCTTGAGTTGCTTCACTGCACTCTTCCACAAGTCACGCAAGTCTGAGCCTTTGATGGTGTAAGTCTTGTTCGCATCTTTTATCTCATACAGCGTTTCTTTATCGGAAGCATCATTCTTGATTCGCAAAGCGCCTGACGCTGGGTGAGTCCTAGCGCCACGATGCTTCGCTATTTCTTTCTCGGTCTTCCTGCCTTCTTCTTGTCTGGTTCTAACTCTCCATCGGATTCCCTTCTTGGATTCTGGCGCTTCAACATCGCCAGATGTATCTCTTCGGATACCTTCCGATTGCTTTTTAGCCAGCCACGGAAGTTGTCCATGCCGACTATCTTCTCGTCTTCGTTTACCCACCATGATTTCCCTTCGTGTTTGATGATTTCTGTGAGAAGACCGCAACTAATCAAGTATCCGATTTCATCTACTTCGCCACGCACAACATCCCACATAAACAGGACTTCTTGCGATGGCGTTGACAACTTGCTCTTTTCAAGAGTGGCACGAATGTTGATTCCTACAACCGTGTTCACTTTCGTTTTCTTGCCTTCCGAATCGTATCCATCGGTGCTGTCTTTGACTTTGCCTGCTTTGCGAAGCGCAACACGGTAAGAAGCGTAGTACGGCAACGCTTTGCCACCAGCGACAACCTCTGGGTCGCCAAACATCACGCCGACATTCACACGAGTCTGATTAATAAACAACAACGCCGTGTCTCTATTTGCCGCAGTAATCCTGCGCATCGCAGCAGACATGAGTGCCGCCAGTCGTGCTGGCTGAATGTTTTCTTTTGACATTCGCTTGCTCGCTTCCGATTGCGGAAGCGTTGCTGCGATTGAATCCCATACGATAAGCCCACAATCCATGCGGATTAACGCTTCAATGGTATCCACCGCTTCTTCACCTGTCTCAGGTGTCTGATAGATAAGCGAATCGGTATCCACGCCTATCTCTGATGCCCAATCTGGTTCAAAAGCGTGTTCGGTATCCACGAGTGCGCACGCCAAACCGTCTTTCTGCGCTTCCGCAATGGTGCTGAGTGCGATGTACGACTTCATGGTGCTGTATGCCCCGAACAGTTCCGTGACACGACCACGAGGTATTCCGCCACCTAGCAGATGGTCAATCGGCTTCACGCCTGTAGGAATGTATTTGACTACGAGCCGTTCGTCATTCCCCAGCGTCACAACCCCACTGCCGAGTATGGAATTGATTTCTTTCATTATCTCTTTTGCGGTGTTCATCGGTGCCTTTCTTGTTTCAACTTGAGACATAGGTAATCCTTGCTGTTGCTATCTCAAAGAAATCCGTTTCTTTCTCAATACCTATGAACTTGAATCCTTCCAGAACCGCCGCTTTGCCCGTTGAACCGCTTCCCATGAACGGGTCAAGAACCACGCCGTCGGGTGGGGTGATGAGGCGGCACAGGTAGCGCATCAGCATCGTCGGCTTCACAGTGGGGTGATGGTTGGCGTTGTCAAGTCCTTCGTTGCGGTCTCGTTTGTTTGCTTTGGCGCAGTAAAAGAAACGAACAGCCGAACCACTGTCGCCGTAGCCGGGGTCGCCTGTCTCAAACTGTCCAGCGGGAACATTAATGACATTCCCCATTGACTTCTTGCCAATGCGCCCACCCGTTGATTTGCCAGTGTCGGGGAAGAGTTCGAGCACTTCGTCGCTGCCGTCATGGATGAAGTTCGCAGGCCAACGACCGACATGTTGAGTTCCCCCGTTGTTGTTCGCTCCTCCCGCAAACGACCCCGCAAAACCTTTCCCGTTAGTAGTGACCACGGTTTCCGTTCCCACCCTGCACCCGTCAATGTTGAGTGCGCCAATACCGTGTTGGAGAACATTGTTGGCAACAGTGCCATCTAACGGTTTGCGTGCGAGGACGATTGGTTCGTGGGCTGGTTTGAGTGCGGTGCCCCAACCTTCCCAATGTTTGGCTTCAGCCGTTGCTGGGGCGGTGATGTCAACAACCACGGCTTTGCTTGCGCCTATGGTGTGTCGTGGGCCTTCGCCTTTGTTGGCGATGCCAGATTTTTTCGTGCCCACCACTTCACGCTCAGCACCAGCCGCCTTGTCTATCGCTTTACTCACATCAAGCGATTTCGGGAAGCCAGAACCGTAGACCCACATAATCTGGTCACGAATCTCAAACCCAGCATCTTCAATGGCAACAGCCATACGGTGATAGGTGCGTGAACCGCTGAAAGAAAGCAAATGACCCCCTGGCTTCAGAACACGCAGACATTCTGCCCACATTGCGCTGTTGTATGCGATACCTGTGGCATCCCAAGCCTTACCCATGAACCCAAGTTCGTATGGCGGGTCGGTGACAATGGCGTGAACCGATTCATCGGCAAGTTTCTTCAACTCCTGAACACAGTCACCGTTCAGAAGCGTCACTTTCTCGTCGTTTTTAGTGGCTATTTGCGATAGGCGCTTCTTCATCGTTTCTCCTGCGAACAGTTGAATAAGATTACTAGATGGCTGTCATTGAGATTGGAAGCCAGACTTCATTTTATCCCCAGCGACTGCAAAGCGCCGTTCTTCCGAAGTTGTTCCAGCACGCCACTCAGCGTTCGTTCTCTACGCCAGTTCTTTCCGCCTGTCACGGCACGAGCAGGACAGCGTGCAATCAAATCATCAAGCGATTGAAATGGTGCGTTGACGACAATGGATTCGGCGGCATTGTTCCCAACACCCTTGATTGAAGTCAATCCACGCCGAATAGAGTCGCCGTCAATAGACCAAGACACTCTTGAATGGTTCACATCCGCTGGAAGAATCTTAACCCCCATTCGCCGTGTTTCTTTCTCATACTGTTTTTCTTTGCTGGTTCCTACCGTCGTTTCCAGAAGCGCCGAGTGGAACTGCAATGGATAGTTCGTCTTCAAATACGCCAACTGGTATCCGAGAAGGCTGTACGCCGTTGCGTGCGCTCGGTTGAATCCGTAGGCGGCAAATCCTTCCACGAGTTTCCATGCCTGCTTGGTTTGCTTCTTATCCATGCCAGACTTCAGACACAGTTCCTCAAACTTCGTCTTGTTATTTGTGAACACCTTGTCGGCTTCCTCCGAATAGCCAGCGACTGAATGCTTGCCTTTGACCGCTTTGAGAAAGGCGTTCATTTCAATGGTCGGCATCCCCAAGTCTCGCAAGATTTCCAGAACCTGTTCCTGAAAACACGGTACGCCGAATGTCTCGGCAAGATGGCGTTCAAACACAGGACTTGGATACCTAACGAGCGACGGATTCTTTCTGTTCTTCAAGAACTGAGTGACATAGCCGCTGTTGATGGTTGCTGGTCGGTACAAGGCGTTGACGAGAATCAAATCATCAACCGACTTCACGCCGACTTCACGACACCCTCTGGCTGCTGTCCAGCCTTCCAACTGGAACACGCCAGTTTCCGTGTTGCCCCTGCGCAAGAAAGCGAAAGTCTTCGCATCGTCAAGCGGAATGTCTCCCTGCTTCAATCCGCCAATGTTTTCTAGACAACGCCGAAGTGTGGTGAGAGAACGAAGCCCCAGCAAGTCAATCTTCACGAAGCCAGCATCCTCAACATCATCCATCATCATCTGCGTTACCGTCGTGTCCGATGAAGGAATAAGCATCGTAGGAATCCAGTCTTCAAGCCGATGGTGCGGAGGCGCAGACACTACGAATCCAGCGGCATGAGCGCCAGGAGAACGGCGCAATGGTATGTCACCAAGTAATCGCAGTCGTTCCGCATCTTTCGGGAACACTTCATCCAAATCGTGCAGGTTCTCAACCCTGCCAAGTGACCGCTGGAATCCATCGCCAAGAATCTTCCGCTTGGCGCTCATGTACTGCACGAACAATCCGCCACGACCAGTTTCTTCATCAAACGACAAGCGGTTGTAGGTGCCTATCTGCGTGATTTCGTACTTGCCTTTCAGGTACTCAATCACTTCGTCACGCCGAACATCTTCAATGTCTAGGTCAATGTCGGGTGGTCGGATACGGTCAAGCGACAGGAATCTCTCAAACGACAACTTCCACTTAATCGGGTCAACCTGAGTGATACCTAGAAGCCAGCAGACAAGCGAACCTGCCGCAGAACCTCTCGCCGTGACAAATGCGCCGTTGTCGTGACACCAGCCGACATAATCGTTGACCAGCATGAAGTAGTCAGCCATGCCGAGTTTGTCAATGGTGGCAAGTTCGTATTCAAGCCTCTGGCGATACCTGCCAGCCTGTTCTTCTGGAAACGACGATACGACATGCTTGATTTGAGCATTACACAACGCCTGCAACTGCCTCAACGGATTCTTCGTGATGGCTGGAATGAAATACTTGTACGAATCCAGCGGCGGAATGGATAGCGAGTGATTTTCAAGTAGCCAGCCACAAGCCTCTTCGGAAGCATTCCACACAGGTTCTGGAAAGTGTTTCTGAACCCAACTCGTAGAAGCAAGATGGTAACTATCTCCTGGATACGACAAATCTTTCTCGTCGGCGGAATAGGCAATCATCCTCATCATATTGTGAAGTTCTTTGTCTGACTTGTCGCAGTAGTGCGAATCCTGAGAAGCAATGGTCGGCAATCCAATCTGGTTAGCCATGCCGAACAGGGCATCAACAAGTTTGTCATCATTCCACCCGTCACCGTGGTCGGTACGATGGTTCTGGACTTCCACGAACACCCTGTCAAACAGCGAAGCCAGAAGTTTAGTTATCCTTGCCGCACGCTCAACATCATCATGGACTACCGCCTGCGGAACAAGCCCGAAATAGCAGCCTGTCATCGCAACGATTCCTTCCAGCGCTTTATCGCTCGCCAAATCTGACAGGTCGTTCAAGTCAAGCAGTGGCTTGTAATGGTAGTTGTCACGGCTGTTTGAGAGCGTGGAAAGCCGTACCAGATTCTGGTAGCCCTTCGTGCTGTAAGCAATGAGCGACAAATGGTTGCGCTTCGCCTTCTTGTCATCCCTGTCCTGAACGACATACGCTTCCAAGCCTACGAACGGCAGTATCCCACTCTTCTTGCACGCCTTGTACAACTGGAAGGCGCCACTCATATTGCCGTGGTCGGTCAATGCGAGCGCTGGCTGTCCTTCACGGCTTGCTTTTTCGGCAAGTCTCGCTATCTCCGCCATTCCATCAAGGCAAGAAAATTCAGAATGAACATGAGTGTGGAAGAAGTTCGTCATACTTCATTGCCCCAGCAATCCCAACCTTCGGTTGTTGTTCTAGCAAACAGTTCTATCCGAGAGACATTGCCTACAAGTTGAACTATCTTGTCACGAACTACTGCTGGCTTTTCTGAATGGCGAGTTATTGGTTCATCTACAACGCTGTGTACGGATGAAGAAATACGATTTGGCTTACCTCTTGTTCCAAGCAGACATAGTTCTGCATTGGCACGAGTCCAATAGCCAAGACCCCAAAACCAGCCGCTTGATTTTTTATTTCTTTTCACCCATGTAAATGCGCATGTCTTGTATTCAAACCCCCAAGCAGTCATTGTTTCTAGTGCTTGTGGCAAACACGGAAATGTAGCCCACAAGAAAAGCACGCAATCATCTTCTGCAATGTCTGAAACTGGAAGCGAGAAGATGTCTTCCTTTGACATTGTTGGATAGTGCTTTTCTGGCGCTCTGCCCTGACCGTTCTTTGACCAAGTTCTGAAAGACCACGGTGGGTCTGCATAGATTATCTTGTACTTAGATTTCGGCAATGGTGGTGTTGTCACTTGTCACGCCATTTCCTATCCAACTTCTTCATCATCTTTTCTCGTTCTTTTCTTTCAGACTGTTCTCTCCACCACTCTTGATGTTCTGCGTCTTGGTCATCGGTTTCATCCGATTCCACAACATCAAACGAAGTGAGACTGTGAATGGTGCGAAAGAAATCCGCCGCTTTCTCATCTTCAAAAGTCATGGCACGACGAACAACATTCGTAGTTCCGCCAAATCTTGCGAGCGAAATCTCACTAACTATGAAGCGCCGCCAGCCTCTTTCATTCTTCTTCTGAAGTATGAACATCACTTGCCTTCCACTCGTGGTTGTGGCCAGACATAATCTAGCGAAGCATCTACTTGCCAGCCGAACTTGAGATAGTGCGATGGTAGTTTGCGAAGAAGATTTGACTGATGCGACTCGTGAAATGCTTTGTCACCGAACCAGTCGGGCGGAACGAAACTGCTTTCGTGCTTAATCAACTTCAATCTCAGGTCGGAAATCTTCTGCGAACAGGTGTCTTGAAACCCCCGACCTTTCCATTCAACGCAAACAAGTATTCCGTAGTTGGAAAGAGACAAGGCGTGACCTTTCCACATTCGGGTTGCTGGATGGTTCTTCCAGCCGTACTTCGTGCCTTCGTATTCACTCAACAGCGCTTTCAGAATCTGCATGGTTTCAACACGCTGCTTGCCGAGCCGTTTATCATCTAACACTTCCGCACTCGCCTGATAGTCAGGCAGCGGTAGAAATGTCTGCATGGTGTTTATCTCCCCTTCAGAAGAATGGTTCTATTGCTAGCGATTCGGGTGGATTGTCTTGTTCTTTCGCAAGCCTCTTCCACTTGTAGTTCGCTTTGCTTCGCTTCATCTTAGCGGAACGCATCGCCCAATCCGTGATGTGTTGCGGACAGCGAACAACTCTCGGTCTTGGTCTTTCCGCAGATACGAGCCAGAACTGCACCTGCGGTGAAGTAGTTAGCAGTACCCTGCCACACTTGTTGCAGAAGTACGGTTCTTCATGAACCCCGCTGTCGTTTCGCATCGGGGCCATCCTTCTTGCTTAGTCGGTAGCGGTCTTCAAATGGCGTGCCTGGGTCAAACCGATACAAGGTTCCTTGCTCAGGGTCACGCAACCGCAGAAGCGAAACGCCGTTGTCCTCTAACGCACGCAATACATAACCCATTGAGCGTGGCGAGAAGTTGCCTACCGCATTGCAGATGTCTGACCAAGAGACGATTTCGCCAGATAGCAGAAGTTCCGCTACATCGTGACGCTTCGGTTCTCGGTTCTTGTCAAATGGATTCTTTGTCTTTGCCATAGTGTTCCTCGTTTGGAAGCGGCGCAGGATGTCTTGAAGGGGAGCGAAGTCAGTTGTACCTTGACAATCGCAAGCACCCTGCGCCGCCGAGACTTATTCCTGTTCCTGAATGATAGCAGCAATCAACTGCTCTTTGCTCATGTCTTCATGGTCAATGTCCAGCGAGTCTGCGATGATGCGCAAATCACGGAGTTTCATCCCGTTCAAGGTTTCGCTGTCCAGCGACTGTGAATCGCCATCTACCTTGCTCGTCATCGCTTTCATTTCAGACTGCGACTTCAGGATGGCGTCAACGGTGCCGTAGCCGTCATCATCGCCAGCATTCCACTCAATGTTCCACGCTTCAGCGATTTCCTGTAGCCAGACTTGCCAAGTGTTGGCACATTCCACAAGTTCTTGCTTCGTGTAATCCTCACGCACAATCTGTTCACCCTTGACTGTTGGGAAGATTTGCTCGTAAGTGATGGCTGGCGGTGCCAAAGTAGGTGCTTTGCCTGCGGCTACCAACTTCTTCTTTGCCGCAATCGGCGGTGTCGGAATGTCATCGTCATCGTCATCTATCTCGTCATCGTCAACCGATGGTGGCGATTCTGACTTTTC